AAAGTCTTGCTTGTCGAGAACTGGTTTCTTAATCCATTCATCATTTGAAATAGAGTAAAGCCCTTGTGCTTCATGAGGATCATTCACATCTTGAACGTAGATCTCAACCTCGTAGCCTTTGATAAGAATGTCATGAAGACGATTCCAGATAGACTTCATCGCATTGAAATATTCTCGCACCAAATCTGTCTTGTCATCAACATCGGAGAAGTCTACAAGAATATGAAGGTCTACATCTGAGAACTGAGAGTAGTTGTGAGCAGCGAGGGAGCCTGTGAAAGTAATATCGTCATAGTCAGCGTCACCTACTTCAAGTGAATTCCAAAAATCATTCGCGATTGCGATTAACTTTTGTCTAATCTCTGGGTCAAGTCTTTCACCCTCTTGGTTCCAAAAGTCTTTGTTGAGTTCATCGTGAAACTCAAAGCTCGATAGGTCTACATCCTCTGGATCGTTTTGCTCATTTATAAAGTTTTTAAAATTTTTAACGAGAAACTCGGAATCCAGATTTGCTTTATCTGAGTCACCAAAGGTTTCTCTCCATTTGTTGTATAGTCTCATACTAATAAATAGTTTTATGTTCGCGAATCTGCTACAATCTTATTCATCCAAGCGTACATATCAACGAAATTAACAACACCAAAGCCGTCTTCAATCATCATGGCTTTTATGGTTGTTTTGGCAAACTCTGGCTCAAAGTTATCCAGAGCATAATTGATCTTCTTTCTACCCTGAACACTCACGCTTGGAGTGTAGAGTTGCATGAGACGATAGTTCTCCTCTACCACCTCTCGGTTTTCAAGCACATTTGTGTATGCCTTAACTTTGCCTGCGTGCTCTTGCGAGTATTCCATCAGCGTATCGATATCATAAGAAACGTCTTCCGACAAAAAGGGAAAGCGCTTGGAGATGGTTGGAAGCCCAACTCCACCAACACCTGGAAGGTTATCTGACTTGTCGCCAGCAATTGCACGGGCAAGAGCAAAATTCTTTGGATGAATGCCGTGATCTTCAACAAGGTTCTTTTGATTAATAATCTGCTTCTGGATGGGGCGGAAGACGATAGTCTCTCCATCGCACAACTGGAAGAAGTCTTTGTCAGAGGACACAATAACTTTTTGCCATCCAGCAAAGCTTGGATGCTGAACAACCACACTAATAATGTCATCTGCTTCCACGGCTGGTAGCATAAGTTGGACAATCGGAAGTTCATTAAGATATTCTACGAGGCGTGTTTGTTGCCAGATCTTGTTTGAAACCTCTTCATTCTCAGTGAGGTTGCGAATGTCTCGGTTAAGGCGGATAGGCTTGCGCCCTTCTTTATAGCCCTTGTTCTTGGACTTGCGCCTTTGGCTACCGCCTTCCCCATCCCAACAGATTACAACTTGGTCAGGTTTTGTTTCCCTGATAAGTTTCTGGAGGGATTGTAGAAAACCTTTCAATCCACCAATGGGCTGTCCGTTTGTAGATAAACTTGGGTTCACGATGTAGTTTCGGAACATCAAGTTGAGGGCGTCAATTACAAGTAGTCGTTTCATAATATAGATGGTACTTGAGGCGGGAATCGAACCCGCATGCCCAGATGGGCGAGGGATTTTAAGTCCCTTGTGTCTACCTATTCCACCACTCAAGCATGATAATAATATACCACTATCCTATAACGTTGTCAAGGATTTTATTAAAAAAAATGCCCCCAGAAGGGGGCGGTTTATTTATCGTCGATGTTGATGGCGACGATGCCTTGCGTGGCGGGGTGGAGGCGCAGGACGCTTGCGACCCTTAACCCAACGGACATGTGTGCGTGGATGTCGGTTCAACATATAGCGGTCTACATACTGAAGGCTCCAAGTGCCACGAACCCAAACACCATTAGCACGATAATAGCCTGGTGTCCAAACCCAAGCCTTGACTTGGTGATGAGGCACTTGAACATGTGCCTGCGGGGGATGAGCGTGTGCAACACACCCAGAAAGAAAAGCTCCAAAGAGAGCAGCGGTAATAAGTGATTTCATTGTTTTAACTCCTGTTCTATAGACGTATAACTAGTTCTTTTATTCATCATTTTCTTCATAAAAATCTGCTGCGCTTCCTTCACGCTTATCAAACTTATAAATAACTTCCTCATCCATAATCTCATAGACTCTCGCACGGAAAGCTTCATCAGTCATACGCTCAGTCCACTTTGTTGCTTGGAACTTTGCGCCCAACGGATTTCCTGTAGAATCCATAAGAGTATACCAAGCACCTGTGCGAACAAGGCTGGAGGAAGATCCAATAGCATCAAACAAACTCTCGTCATCTTGGATGCCAATCTCATCACCCCAAAGGATGCGGAAGTTACACTGCCGACCCTGAGTTCCAAAGCGAGACTTTTCAAGCTTGACCTTAACCTCTGAGCCAACACGAAACCCCTTATCATCAGTAACAAAAGATGCCTTGGCTTTTCGTCCAGTCAGCCAGATGCGAAGCGAGTAGGCATAAATCATAGCCTTGCCGCCTGGAGTAACATAAGGAGTTGTCATAGCCTCGGAAGGCGAACGAGTGATGTTTGACTTCAACTGGTTAAGAACCAAGAAGGTGGACTGCGAGTTTGCGATAGGCACGGTCAACTTAGACATGCCCTTAGCAAGGATACGAGCTTTTACAGCCATAGAAGACTGAGGATTGAAGTCACCTTCAATATCGGAGATGGCTGGTGTCAAAGCCAGCGAATCCCAGATAAACAACATGCGATTGTCGTTGTTAGCAAGAAGATCTTCAATGGTCTCCAGAACAAACTCAACAGAGGTTGCCTGAACATAAAGAAGATGGTTTAAGTCACACCCTGCTCGCTCCAAGAACGAGGGATCAATCGCAGACTCAGAGTCAAAATAAATAACATCAATACCCATCTTTTGGGCGTTTGCAGCAACTTGGGCTGCCATGTAAGACTTTCCTGTTGCCTCAAGACCTGCAATCTCAACCACTTTGCCAACAGGGATACCGGAAAGTTGTCCACGACAAATGATAGAGTCCAGCCAGCGAGAGCCAGTTGGAATCCACTCTTTGACCTCAGTAGGATTTTGTTCGGTCAAGTCATGTGCGACATTAAGACCAGCCCTCTTGTTAATAAGGGCTCGCATGTCAGACAAGTTTAACTTGCCAGCTTTTGTAGTTTTAGCTTTCGCCATTCTCATTTAATCTCCAAATAAAAAAAGTGTGAGGCACCTGATAACCCTGTGCCTCCCTGTGGGCGCGGGGATTACGCTCCCATGAGTTCGTTGAAGGCAGCATCAACAGAGGATACTGT